CTAGGAATGACAGAACAAAGGCATCATATTGGTCTTGTAGATTACCTCGCTATGCTAAATTATTAGGTCTTAAGTCAAATTTTAGCGGATTTTGGTAATTTATAATATTTATAACAAAATAAAAGATTATGCCAGCAACTAACGCAACATTACCAGATAACTGGTACGGAGAAGGAGAAGAACCTGGAGTTCAACTTTGGATTGGGTCTGTTGCCCCTTACTATTGTCAAAATAATGGGGCTCCTGGAGATGATCTTTCTGCTGATGGTATTTGGGTAGGAGTTAGTTCTGCTGTAAATGGTGCTCCTACAACAAAAACAACAGGATTAAAATTTGCAGTACAATATCCAGATTTAGGTGGTGTAGAACCTAGAATGGATGATGGAGCTGGAAATGCTGCATCTTGGACTTCAATTGACAGCCCTTCCAGTCCTTATTACCAAGTAGGTACTGCAGATGGAAACTGGGCTTTACAAACTGCTTATGAGGTAACTATCCAAAGATATCCTATGCCTTTTGGCCCATACCCATTAAATAAAACAACCGATAGTACACCTTACCCAGCTGCTGATGGGGATATTATTGTTGTTACTACTGGTAGCGATGTTTTAGCAGGTAATATTGGTGATGGGGGAGTCCCATATGACAACCTCGATACGAGATCATTTAATTTAATTTTTTATTCAACAGGTTCAAATAATGTAAATGATTTAGTTCAATCAATCCCTGAAAATGCAGCCCCAGGTATTAATACTCAATTAACTAATTACAATTCAACTTCAAGAAATAATTTTGTTATTAATTCAGAAGGTTTATTTGCGTTTGTAGCCATCCCAGCTGATTCCATCCCAAATGCACTTAAATGGTGGCCTATCACTTGGGATGTTCAATCCCCAAATAATGTTAGAACCATTCACTCAAAAAATGCTTCTTAATGAAACCCTATAAAGATTTAGAGGTTACAGACGAATACGTTATAAGAGAATTTGATGAGAACATTGACCCTATAGAGTTAATGTGGCATCGAGATGATGAAGACAGAACTGTCGAAGTAATAGATAGTGGTAAAGGGTGGAAATTTCAATTTGAAGATGATTTACCTTTAGATTTGGTTTCCGAAGCTACAATATTTATATTACGTCATCAATGGCACCGAGTTTGGAAAGGCAAAGGTAAGCTCCAATTGAAGATAACAAAACATATAGGATAGATTCATAGCCTGTCCGCTCGCAAGAGAAAGAAAACACTATGACAGCTGTGGCGTCACCAAATTTGGAGACGTCACTTTTTTTTTGTATATTCAATAAGTTAAAATAAAAGTAAAAAAATGGAAAAACTAGTAATCGTAGGAGCAGGTGTAGCAGGTGTTAACGCTGCAACAAAACTTGTAGACAATGGTTATCCTGGAGAACTAATCACTATCATTGATATGGGCAAAGACCCATACAACAGAAAGCCCGCCGAAGTAATGGAGGGCTTTTTAGGTGCTGGTGGTTGGAGTGATGGTAAATTAACTTACCATACCGCAATTGGGGGGCATATGTCTAAGTATTGTGGTGAGGAAAAGGCAATGGAATTGTTTGATGAGGTAATTACTAACTTTAAACGTTTCCACCCTAAACCAGAGGAAGTACAATGTTCAGATCCTCAATCAGAACCAGATTTTATTAAACCATATTTCGGTTTGCGTTTGTTTCCTGTATGGCACGTTGGTACAGATTACCTACATGAAATTGGTAAAAATTGGTACGATTACCTAGTGTCTAAAGGTGTAAATTTTGAATGGGAAACTAAAGTTGTATCAATTGACTTTGAAGAACAATGTTTTGAAGCACTTGATGTTTATCAACTTGACCAACCTTATGCTAATACACGAGTTGGCCAATACGATCGTTTGATATTTGCTGTTGGTAAATCAGGTATTGATTTTGGTAAACAATTATCTGAAGAGTATTCATTCCCTACAGAACCAAAACCAGTACAAATTGGTGTACGTTTTGAAGCCCCACAACACCACTTCCAAAAATTGATTGATATTAGTTACGATTTCAAATTGTATCGTAAATTCGATAATGGTGTTTCACTTCGCTCATTCTGTACAAACAACAATGCTGCCTATGTAGCTGTTGAACAAACATATGGAGATGTTAGCTACAATGGTCACGCTAAAAAAGGTGAACAATATAGAAACGATATGACTAATTTTGGTATCTTAATGGAAATCCCAGGTATCGAAAATCCATTTGATTGGTCACGTGAATTGGTTGATAAAGTAAATACTGCAATTATCCCAGATCAATTCCGTTTAGGACGTTTTGCTCCAAAACTTCAAGCTGGTTTGTATTATAGCCCATCTCGTAAAGTAGGTGTTACAAGTGAAGGTGAAAGAATTGCTGCTTTACCTATTGATTCACTTGATACTGTAAAAGAAGCATTCCAGGGCTACTATGATTATATTGAAGATTTTATTGAGGATATGAAAAAAGTATTCCCAACACTCGGTGATGATTGGGGTGTTTATGTGCCTGAAGTTAAGTATCTATCACCTGAACCATTAGTTGATTATTCTAATTTGGCATTAGCTAATTATCCAAATGTTCACTTTGTAGGTGATGCTCTCTCAGCTCGAGGTATTACAGTTTCAGGAGCACAAGGAATTTATGTTACTAAAGATATTTTATCTAAACTTTGTAAAGTAGAAAAAGGTAATTACATTTGTGAATGGGATAACTTACAAGGAGATAATATTCAATTTTAATAAAAAACATTATGGCAAAAGATAGATTATACGAGTATAAAACAATTCGTTCAAAAGGTGCCCATATCCATTTAATTCGAATGAAAGGTGAAGAAAACTGGAAATTCCATAGTTGGGATGGTCCCGCAATTGCACCAATTGAAGGAGAAGAATCAGAATATCGTAAAGCTTATTACCTTAATGGTATTGAGTATGACCATGAATCATACAAAGAAGCCTTAAGCAATCGTGAGGGTCTTCCTTGGTATAAACAAACTGGAGTGAACGCAAGACATTAATATGAGAGAACTAACTATTCAAGCTAAACCTTACCAAGGTGAGCGACATGAAAAAGCTTGGGGTCATGAGTTATGGATTATTAACAATGATCTATATTGTGGTAAGCTTTTAGTGTTTAAACAAAACAAACAATTTTCAATGCATTTTCATCTATTGAAAGATGAAGCTTGGTATATTTCTAAAGGCCAATTTATTTACAAATGGATTGATACTGAAACAGCTACAGAACATGAACAAATAGTTAGTGAAGGCGATTGCATTCACCTAATGCCAGGCCAACCACACCAAATGTTGGCTCTCTCAGAAGGAGCTACTATATTTGAGGTATCAACAAAGCATTTTGATTACGATAGTTACAGAGTAAAACCAGGGGATTCACAATCAGAACCACCAAAACTACCATTTTAATATGAAAATAGGATTATGCGGAACAATGAGTGTAGGAAAAACTACACTTGTTAAAGCTCTTCAAGAGTTAAAATATTTTGAAGATTATAATTTTAGAACAGAACGTTCTAAATATCTAATGGAACTTGGCATTCCATTGAACACAGATTCAACAGTTAAAGGTCAAGCAGTATTTTTAGCAGAACGAGCTAGCGAATTGATGCTAGATAATATTATTACAGATCGTACTATTATTGATGTAATGGCGTTTGCAAAATGTTCTAAATCAATGAATTATCTTGAGGCACAAGATTTTTGTGACTTTGCTGCTAATATGCTCCATGAATATGATTACATTTTCTATGTTTCACCTGAAGGAGTAGAAATTGAAGATAATGGTATTAGAGAAACTAATGCTAATTATAGAGACATGATTGATGAAACTATTCAATTGCTATCTACTAAATATAGACACAAAATTAAAAATCTACATACTTTAGAAGGTAGTACTGAAGATAGAATTTTTCAAATGGTAAACTATATGGATCTTTGACATATTTATAATAAAAATATCCAAATGAAAAAATCTGAATTTAAATCATATATTCGCGAAGAGATTATTTCTGTATTATCCGAAGCAGGAGAACAAGATCTTAAAACACAACAAGATCTTAATAAAGAATTAGAAAAAACTATCGAGTTATCTAAACAACTATCTGAAGCAGATCCGGCTGATATTAAAGCCCAACAAGATTTAGGTAAGGAATTAGATAATACTAAATCTAAAGTGGATGCTCTTACTAAAGCTTCTCAAGACTCTCCTTTAGCTGAAGACGAAGACGAAGAACCTACAGCTGCAGACCTTAAGAAAAAAGATTCAGTAGCTACTACAGCATCTAAACTTCAAAAACTTACAGCTAAGATGAAAGATCTAGCTAAAGCTTATAAAGAAGCTGAAGGTGATAAAAAGGAAAAAATTAAAGATGAGCTGAAGAGTTTAACAGCTGAAAAGAAAAAACTTGAAAGAGCTCTTTAAAAATATCCAAACACTACTTATTGTAGTATTAGTTATAGTTATTCTTTTAATGAGAAGTTGCTCGGGTAATGTTAAACCTTCTGAGCCTCAAGTTATAAGAGACACAATTGTTGAGTATGTAACTATTGAAAAAGAGGTACCGGTTTACGTACCTAAAATTAAATATGTTACAAAAATAGACATTGATACTATTACAATGCCTATTGACACAGCAGCAATTTTAGCTGATTATTATGCTATTAAAACTTATGAAGATAAGCAAGTATTAGATAGCCTAGACATCACTATTACAGACACAATTTCCCAAAATCAAATTGTGGGAAGATATTTAAAATATAATTTTACTTATCCTAGAACTACAATTAAAGAAAAAATTTATCTTAACCAACGAGAATTTTATTGGGGGTTAGGATTATCAGGCCGAACAAATCAAATTAACTACTTAGGTGGTGAATTGTTATACAGAAATAAAAATAAACAAGCATACGGTTTTGGAATAGGTATTAATCAAGATTTCCAACCAGTTATATCAGGCCGTATGTACTGGAAAATTGGAAAATAATGGCTAATCAGGATTTAAAACAGATAATTAGGCAAGAATATCTTAAATGTGCACAGGATCCTGTACACTTTATGAAAAAGTATTGCTTTATCCAACACCCACAACGAGGTAGAATCCAATTCAACCTTTACCCTTTCCAAGAAAAGGTACTCACTTTATTTAGAGATAACCCATATTCCGTAGTATTAAAATCCCGCCAGTTAGGTATCTCAACCTTAGGTGCAGGTTATTCTTTATGGTTAATGTTATTCCATCAAGATAAAAACGTACTTTGTATTGCGACAAAACAAGAAACAGCTAAAAACATGGTTACAAAGGTTAAGTTTATGTATCATAACTTACCCTCTTGGCTTCAAATACCTGCAGACGAAGATAATAAATTAACATTAAGGTTAAATAATGGTTCCCAAATCAAAGCAACATCAGCCTCAAGTGATGCTGGTAGATCGGAAGCCGTTTCTCTTCTATTAATTGATGAGGCCGCTTTTATTGAAAATATTGGTGAGATTTGGGCCTCAGCTCAACAAACACTTGCCACTGGTGGTGGGTGTATTGCTTTATCTACTCCTTATGGTACCGGTAACTGGTTTCACCAAACATGGGTTAGAGCTGAAAATGGTGAAAATGATTTTTTACCTATTAAATTGCCTTGGTTTGTACACCCTGAACGTGATCAAGCATGGAGAGATAGACAAGATGAATTGTTAGGTGACCCTAGAATGGCAGCCCAAGAATGTGACTGTGATTTTAGCACCTCAGGTGATATTGTTTTTTATCCCGAATATATAGATTTTTACGAACAAACATATGTTAAAGAACCTTTAGAAAAACGTGGAGCTGACCAAAACTTATGGGTTTGGGAACCTGCTGATTATTCTAGAACATACATGGTTGTAGCTGATGTTGCTCGTGGTGATGGTAAAGATTATTCGGCCTTCCATGTAATTGATATTGAATCAAATACGCAAGTTGCTGAATATAAGGGGCAAATTGGTACTAAAGAATATGGACATTTATTAGTAGGAATTGCTACAGAATACAACCAGGCCCTTCTTGTAATTGAAAATGCTAATATTGGGTGGGCAAGTATTCAAGTAGCTATTGATAGAAATTATCCTAACCTATATTACTCACCTAAGAGTGGAGAAATAACATCCGATTCGTACTTTGACTCTTACATGGATACAAGTAGAATGACCCCTGGTTTTACAATGTCTTCAAGAACACGACCAATGGCTATTGGTAAATTTCAAGAATACATTAGTGATAAAGGAGTTACAATACAATCCAAAAGATTAATAGGAGAAATGAAAGTATTTATCTGGAAGAATGGAAGGGCTGAGTCTCAAATAGGGTATAACGATGACTTGGTTATGGCATTCTCTATTGCTATGTTTATGAGAGATACAGCTTTTAAATTTAGACAACAAGGGATTGATTTAACAAAAGCCTCATTAAACGCTATGAGTAAAACAACTACCAACTATACTGGTGTATATTCTCGTAATGATTTTAAAAACCCATACAAGATAGACAATCCTTACGGCGGCAAAGAGGACATTAGCTGGCTTTTATAATATTTATAATAATAACAAAACACACCAATGGCGGATACTAGCGTATTTACAAGACTTAAAAGATTATTTTCTACGGATGTCATCATCCGAAATGTAGGAGGTAATCAACTTAAAGTAATTGATACTAATTCAATTCAACAGACTGGTAAAATTGAGACTAATTCATTGGTTGACAGGTTTTCTAGACTTTACACAACAGGGGCAGCACCAATTTTTAACCCTAACCTTAATTACCAAACATTAAGAGTTCAACTTTATAGTGATTATGAAGCGATGGATACAGATGCTATCATTGCTTCAGCTCTTGATATTATTGCTGATGAAAGTACTTTAAAAGATGACATGAATGAAGTACTTCGTATTAAATCTACGGATGAAGATATTCAACAAATCCTCTATAACTTATTCTATGATGTTTTAAATGTAGAATTTAATTTATGGATGTGGGTTAGACAGATGTGTAAGTATGGTGATTTCTTCCTAAAATTAGAAATTGCTGAAAAGTATGGTGTTTATAATGTTATTCCTTACACAGCATATAATATTACAAGATTAGAAGGAACCAATCCTGAAAATCCAAGTGAAGTAAAATTCCAATTTGACCCCGATGGTTTAGCTGGAGAAAGCTCTTACGGGGGTTACTTTGGTGGTTTAATGGGTGGTGCTGGTGTAACTGGAACTGGAAATTATGTAATTTTTGATAATTACGAAATGGCTCATTTCCGTCTATTAACAGATGCTAATTACCTCCCTTATGGTCGTTCTTATATTGAACCAGCTCGTAAATTATTTAAGCAATATATTTTGATGGAGGATGCTATGTTAGTTCATAGAATTGTCCGTGCCCCCGAAAAACGTGTTTATTATATTAATGTTGGAGGTATCCCACCAAATGAGGTAGATGCATTTATGGAAAAAACAGTCTCCAAAATGAAACGTACTCCATATATTGACCAACAGACCGGAGATTACAACCTTAGATTTAACATGCAGAACATGCTTGAAGATTTCTTCATCCCAGTTCGTGGAAATGATTCAGCAACTAAGATTGACACAACACCAGGTTTGAACTATGATGGTATTCAGGATGTTGAATATCTAAGAGATAAATTATTTGCTGCCTTAAAAATTCCAAAAGCATTTTTGGGGTATGATGAAACTACCGATGGTAAAGCTACACTAGCAGCTGAGGATATTCGTTTTGGTCGCACAATTGACCGTATTCAACGCATTATAGTTTCAGAATTATATAAGATAGCAACGGTTCACTTGTATACTCAAGGATACACTGGAGAACAATTATCGAATTTTGAATTAAGTTTAACTACCCCATCAATTATCTACGACCAAGAACGTATTGCATTGATGAAAGAAAAAGTAGACTTAGCTCAACAATTAATGGAAACTAAGTTATTACCAACAGATTGGATCTATGATAATATCTTTAGATTTAGTGAAAACGAATACGATGAGTACAGAGATCTTATCTTTGAAGATACTAAACGTCAATTCCGTTTATCTCAAATTGAAAATGAAGGTAATGATCCTCTGGAAACTGGTAAATCATATGGTACCCCTCATGATCTTGCTTCCATGTATGGTAAGGGTAGATATGATTCAGACCCAGCAAATGTTCCCCCGGGGTATGATGAAGGTACAATCGATCCCAAATTAGGTCGTCCTAAAGAAAAAGCATCTAAGAGAAATACTCAAGATGATAATTTTGGTAAGGATAGATTAGGTGCTAAAGGTATGAAAAATGACTATAATGCATCAAATTCCCTTAAAAATAATTTTAAAGGTGGTTCCCCTTTAGCACTAGAATCAATGCTAAGTAAAATTCCTATGAATACTAAAAAGTTAGTATTTGAGAGTGCTAAAAAAGGCGAATCGTTACTAGATGAAAATAATTTAAAGGAACAAAAATCCTGATATATTTATAATAAAACCCTAGGGGAATGAAATTGAAACATTCAAAATACAAAAACACGGGTATTCTTTTCGAGCTGTTGGTTAGACAAATCACAGCTGATACCTTGTCTGGTAAACCTTCACCAGCTACAAATATCATGAAGAAATACTTTGTGAAAACTGAATTATCCAAAGAATACAAATTATACGAAACCTTACTTCAAAAAGTAGGATTAACCGAAGGCAAGGCTGAAATTACTATCAATACAGTTTTAGAAACTTCTAAAAAATTAAATAAATCTTCTTTAAAAAGAGAAAAATATAATTTAATTAACGAAATTAAAAAGTATTATAATTTAGATGAGTTTTTTAAAACTCAATTACCACATTATAAGGTACAAGCTTCTTTTTATTTATTGATGGAAATTTATAACCAAGATAAATTGGTTAACCCTTCACACATTATTAACCATAAAGTTACTCTTTTAGAACATTTGACATCTAAAGAAGTAAATAAAGAAGAAGTTAAAAATAGTGTTATTGAAGAATTCAAATCATACGATAAAGACCTCCGTATCTTAACATATCGTATTTTGTTAGAAAGATTTAATGGTAAATATGATAATTTAAGTACTAACCAAAAACAAGTACTTAAAGAATTTATCAACTCAGTAGATTCAACCCCAGCTTTAAGGAACTTTTACAATTCTAAAATTGCTGATATTAAATCAATTCTTTTAGAATTAAATAAAAATGTATCTGATAAAGCGATTCAAATTAAAATTGATAGCGTATCTGGTTTATTAGAAGAAGCAGGAAAAAGTACTAAAATTAATGATGACCATTTAATCAATCTGTTGCAATATTACTCACTTGTTGAAGAACTACAGAAAGCAAATGGCTAATTATAAGTATACATTAAACGAAGCTCCCCTTAAACCTAAGGATATTGATCCATCTTTACTTAAACGTTTAGAGGATAGATATGGCCCTGTAAAAGATACAGATTTTTTTTCAGATGATTTAAAGACTTATTTTAAAACTAGCAACATTGACCCTGAAACCAATTCAGTATCCCATGATGTTATTAAATTGGCGTCTTTTGGTGATTCTTTAAAACAAATGTCAAAAGCTGTTAAAGCTTTAAAACAATTATTAGGTACTGATGATGCTCGAAACGATCAAAGCATTCAGGCAATATCTAAAGATTTAAAAGACGTATTTAACCAATACAGAACTCATCTTAGAAAAAATTACCCAGATCAATATAATCAAATTAAAAGTACTTTAGAAGAAATTTCTATGACCGGAGGTGGTACTGCTGGTGCTACTTTTACCCCAGGTACAGGTGAACAATATGCTACCCCAAATGCTTTTAGTAAAGGTAAAAAAGGTAAATATGCTGGTGGGGGTGAGTATACTAAAAACTATGGTTATAAATTAGTCCCTAATAAAATCAAAGGTTCAGGGTTAGAAGTAAAACAACTATTTAAGGAAGTTAATATGTATAAGTATAAATTACCTGAAGCTACTGATCAACCTGAAAGTGTTAAACAATTCCATACTAAAAGAATGCAAGGGTTTGACCGAGTTGGTGATTTATTAGGCCAAATCCAACCTTTATTAGATGATGCCAAAAAAGAAACAGAAGAATATTATCAACAAAATCCTAAATCATATGCTGTTGTATACGGAACTGATTTAATTGTTGATTATTTAAATGATATTATAAGTATTTTAAAACCCGAAGAATGAAAACTTTACAAACCCAATACAATTTAATTAAAGAAGGTAAAGGCCACAAAGATGTTTTCCTTAAAGAAGCAAAACGTCTTTTCCCTAATGCTTTCCTTAATGGAGCTACCTTCACAGAAGCATCAGCTACTCTTAAAGACAGAGGAGTTATTACTGAACACTATGTTGATTTACAACCTGTAAACAATATGGAATCAACCCCTAAATTAAGTTGGGAAAATAAGTTTGCTTCATTCTTAGCTGAAGAAGAAGTTAAAGCTGAAGCTAAAAAAGTATCTAAAGAAGTTGAGGAAGATTTATCTCATGCTTATGATACTGAAGATAAAAAAAATCAAGATAATCTTATTTTTGACCAATTCCAAAAGGGAGTTGCTTTTGAAGTAAGACAAAACCCTGATAAGGATTTAGAAGCTATTAAAGAAATCGTAAGAAAAAATTTAGCTAAAGATCCTATCTATTATACTAATAATGCTGCTTTTGGTCTTAAAGATGTAGGTTATACTGATGAAGCTGTAGCATTAAAACCATCAAAATCAGATCAAATGGAAAAAGTAAAAATGAACGAAGGAAGAATCTCATTATTGACTCTTCTCAGTGAAACTGAGGACGCTAAAGAAAAAGAAGCACACTACAAAGGTGCTGAAAAAGACGACGCCGCCCACATTGCTGACTTAGAGCAAGATATGGAAGACGACAAAAAAGCAGATAAAAAAGTAAAAAAATCTGTTAAAAAAGAATCATTAGATTTTAAATTAGCTGAAATCGAAAAAGCAGGTAAAACAGTTACAATGGAAGCTCAAATTGAGGCTATTGAAAATGCTATCAATGAGAAAAACCAAAAAATTAATATGGTAGCTGAAGACGAAAGTTTATCTGAATTAGTAGATAAAAAGAAAATGAAAGAATTACAACGGGAAGTAAAACTTCTTGAAAAGAAAAAAACTACCGTTGAAAAAATGTATGAAAAACTATCTGGAAAAGCTTACCAGAAAAAAGAAATAGTAGATGAAATGGATGCTGCTTCTTGGGATGATAAAAATGGAGCTAGTATGAAAGTTGCTCCTGATGAATCTTTAAACGCCTAAATCGATGAGTAAACTACTAATTGAAACTCAACTATTTACCCCTACAGGTAAAATCCTTTCAGAAGGTAAACTTTCTGATCGTGGCAATCCTTTAGTTGAGGGTATTTTAGCTACTGCTGAAGTAAAAAACGGAAATGGTAGGTATTACTCTAAAGATTTATGGGATAGAGAAATTAACAAATATCAAACACTTGTTAAGGAAAATAGAGCAATGGGTGAATTAGATCACCCAGAGTCTTCTGTAATCAATTTAAAAAATGTATCTCACAACATTAAAGATATGTGGTGGGATAATGATAATGTTATGGGTAAAATTGAGATTTTACCTACTCCATCAGGAAACATTCTAAAAGCGCTTATAGAGAGTGGTATTACTGTTGGAGTATCTTCTAGAGGAATGGGTTCTCTACAACAAAGAGGTGAAATGTTAGAAGTACAAGATGACTTTGAATTGTTATGCTGGGACTTCGTTTCAACTCCATCTAACCCAGGTTCATATATGCATATGATTAAAGAAGGTTTAGATTTTTCATCACAGCAAAATTACAGTAAAGTAAATTCTATTTTAAGAGAAATTATCTGTGCTAACACTTGTGTGTGTAGCTTAGATTAAAGAAGCCTGCTACCTTAGGCATAAATGTACCCGTAAGCATACCATAAGAACTGCTTGCGGGTCTTTCTTTTCTTTTGCGACTTTAAAATATCTTCATATATGTATTATTGCAATGTGAGCAATATACCATCCCATATGGTATTCACTTAAATAATTCCAAATTACAGTTCCTAATAACTGTACTCCACAAACTAAATTTTGAGGTAATGAACAACAGAAAAATGCTTGAAGAAGCAATTGCTGATGCCAAAGCTGTTAAAGAGATGGCTATCGCAAACGCAAAAGCTGCTTTAGAAGAAGCCTTTAATCCCCAATTGAAATCAATGTTAGCTGATAAGCTAATGGAGATGGAAGATTTGGATGAAGAAGAAACTGAAGTAGAAGAGGCTTACAGCAAAGAGGAAGTTGAAGAACTTTCTAATCCTGTTATGCGTCACGGTCTTAAAGGTGACGATGCTCCAGAGCGCGAAACTGAAAAGATGCGTGAAGAAGAAGACATGGATGAAGAAATGGACTTAGATGAACTTTTAGCTGAACTCGAAAAAGATGAAGACTCTCTCAACGAAGATGCAAGAACGGATGCTGAAGAAGAAGGCTACAAAGACGGTATGGAAGATGAGAAAGAAGATGAGGAAGAAGACGAAGATGAAGAAATTAATCTTGAAGAAATGTCAGAAGACGATCTTAAATCTTTTATCGAAGACGTAATCGCTGATATGGTTAGCGCTGGTGAATTAGAAGCTGGTGAAGAAGTAGAAGATGATGACGAAGAAGTAGATGTTGATGTAGAAATTGAAGATGATGAAGAAGTAATGGCAGAAAATGCACGTACGGACGCTGAAGAAGAAGGCTACAAAGACGGAATGAAGGATGAGAAAGAAGATCTAGAAGAAATGAGAAAATCAGTTGAAGAGTTAAAAAACGAAATCAATGAGGTTAACTTATTAAACGCTAAACTTCTTTATGTAAACAAGATCTTTAGATCTAAAAATTTGACCGAAAGCCAAAAATCAAAAGTACTTGCTGCATTTGACAAAGCTGGGTCAGTAAATGAAGCTAAATTAGTATTTGAAACTATTTCTGAAAACTTAACAACAACTAAAAAGGAAATAGTTAAAGAAAACTTAAGTAGAGCTTCAAAAGCAGCTGGTGTTGCTCCTAAACAACCTATCATGGAAGTTGATTCCCAGGTTTCTAGATGGCAAAAATTAGCTGGTATTAAGTAATTAATAATTAAATTTTAAAAAAAACAAAAACAATGTCACAATTAAATTCTCTTTTAGAGTCTGCTGCTGGTTCTTGGAAGAACTTGCAGTCTGATGCTGCTAGATTGGCTAGTAAGTGGAATAAGACAGGTTTGTTAGAAGGTCTCGGTAGCGAGATTGAGAAAAACAATATGTCTATGATTCTTGAAAACCAAGCTAAGCAATTAGTAACTGAAACTTCACTTTCAGGTGGGGGTGTAGCTGGTGGTAGCTTCAATGCTGGTACTGGTGAGCAATGGGCTGGTGTAGCTCTTCCAATGGTACGTAAAGTATTTGGACAGATCGCAGCTCAAGAATTCGTATCAGTTCAGCCTATGAACTTACCTTCAGGACTTGTATTCTTCTTAGATTTCCAGTACGGAACTGCTAAAACTCCTTTCACCGCAGGTGGAGATGTTTATGGTTCAGGTTCAATGTACGGTTTGACAGAAGGAGATGCTCCATCAGAAGGTCTTTATGGTGCTGGTAGATTCGGATATTCTATTAATAACACTGCTTCTGTAGGCGTAATAGTTTCAACTACAAGTTCAACAACTTGGGCTGACTTTAACTACGATGCAGCGTTTAGTGCTTCTGCAATTGACGGATCTTACCTAAAACTTGCTGTTGCTAAAGCTGCAATGCCAAATGGTGATTTCTTAGGTGCAAGAGCATTTATCATTTCTGGTTCAGGTGGTATTAATAACGAAGGTGTTCTTCAAACGTTTACTACTACTAATGATACAGAAGTAATTTTCATCTCTCCAGTTAACAACTTGGCAGCAGATGATACACTTACTTACCAGTTACAACCTCTTGATAACGAAAGAGGTGATTTTGAAGATAAAAACGATGTACTAAACGGTAACAACGATCCTATCTCAATCCCAGAAATTAACGTTAAGTTGAAATCTGAAGCTATCGTAGCTAAAACTCGTAAGTTGAAAGCTGTTTGGACTCCTGAGTTCGCTCAAGATCTTAACGCTTACCAATCTTTAGATGCTGAAGCTGAATTGACTTCTATCATGAGCGAATACATCGCTATGGAAATCGACCTCGAAATCCTTGATATGTTGATCTCTTCTGTTCCTACAACTAACACTGAAGTATGGTCTGCTAAAAACAACGAGTCTATCTCAGGTGCTACAACTTCTGACTTAGGTTTCTACAACTCACAAGGTCAGTGGTTCCAAACTTTAGGTACTAAGTTACAGAAAGTTTCTAACAAGATTCACCAATTAACTCTTAGAGGTGGTGCTAACTTCTTGGTATGTTCTCCTACAGTTGCTACTGTATTAGAATCAATCCCAGGATTTGCTTCTAACTCTGACGGTGATGCTTCTAAAATGAAGTATGCTTTTGGTGTACAGAAAGTAGGTGCTATCAACAGCCGCTACGATGTTTACAAGAATCCTTACATGACTGCTAACACCATCTTGATGGGTTACAGAGGTTCACAATTCTTGGAAACTGGTGCTGTATTTGCTCCTTACATTCCTTTGATCATGACTCCATTAGTTTACGATCCTGATACATTTACTCCACGTAAAGGTCTCTTGACTCGCTACGCTAAGAAAATGATCCGTCCTGAATTCTACGGTAAAATCAATGTTGCTGGTTTAAACACCCTTTAATTGATTAACTAAGAATTTAGTTCAATAAAATGGAGCCCCGCGAAAGCGGGGCTCTTTTTTTATATGTATAACCATATGAAGAATAATGTTTTTTACTTTATGAATTGGTTAGAATTTTCTAAATTAAAGGAAGTTCAAGGGCTACCACTTCATGAACAAAAAAGAAAATATAATCTTTACATAGACGAGTGGACTTATCAAAGAAATGCTTACTTAGCTTGGCTTGAAGGACATAAAAAAGGACCTTTACCACCTAAACTTCAAGTTATAGGTGTGCTATTACAAGAAGATTTATTTGATTTAGAACAAGAAGACGGGAGTAAAATTTTAATAACAGGATATGCCTAATTTACCAATTTCAGGATTACCAGCTTCAGATGCTCTAACGGGGGCAGAATTATTTGCTGATGTTCAAGGTGGTGTAACTAAATACACTACCCTAGATGATGTTACAAATTACGTAACTAGTTCTATTGAAACTTATAATCAAAATAATACTAATAATTCTTATTTAGTACCTGTTGATATAACAGTTCAAGATGGAGTAAACCAATGGCTTACAGGTTCAGCCTATGCTGATACAGCTATGATTCATTTAGATTGGACTGGGGCAAATGGTACAATGGATTTATATCTTCCGGATGCTACTGCAGCTGTTAATGTTAATAGATCAATTAGATTTATTAGTGATAGTACTTTTTCAACTTCAACTAGAGCTGAATTAACCCCTCTTTCGGGTCAAACATTAGATGGTAGTGCAGGTTCTTATACTATTAATAAAGCATATGAGGGTATTATGGTATGGTCTGATGGAGTTGAATGGTATAGAATTCAAACAAAAGCTGGATAATTTGTTACTTACCTAGATACTTACTATATGTATACGTGTAATTAAATTAAACGTTATACAAATGAAAGAAACTCCATCTCAGTTACACTTACAAAGTTATGTAATGAATTTTCCGTTTTCGCTATCCACCTCAGATCCAAATAATATTTGGATGCAGGAATTAAGCGATGAAGAACTCCAAATTAACAGACCTAAAGCATATAAACAATTTATGGACCTGTACAACTTTATGTCAGGCCAATCACTTGTTTATTTATTACCCTCCGAAGGTAATTTCCAAGATCAAGTTTATGTAGCTAATTTAGGTTTACATTTACCTCACATTAAAGACAGAAATGTTATTTTATTATCAAACTTTACTTCAGATCCTAGAAAAGGTGAAGAGTTGGTTGGTGAGAAATTTTTCCAACAAATGGGATACGAAACTCACATCTCTCCTTATAAATGGGAAGGTGAAGCTGATATCAAACATTTATATGATAATGTTTATATTGGGGGTTATGGTATTCGTTCCAATATTAAAACTTACGAATGGATGGAGGAAAACTTTGATATGGAAATTATCAAAGTTGCAATGACGGATGAATATCTTTACCATTTAGATTGCAGTATATTCCCGTTGAATAACGATCAAACATTAGTAGCCACGGAGCTATTCGATGATGAAGAGTTAGCAATGTTAGAA